TGCGGGAGCTGGTGCTGGCCTTGGTGCTGGCTTAGGGGCTGCCTTGACCACAGCGGGAGCTGGTGCTGGCCTTGGTGCTGGCCTTGGTGCTGGCCTTGGTGCTGGCCTTGGTGCTGGCCTTGTTGCTGCCTTCACCACAGCGGGAGCTGGTGCTGGCCTTGGTGCTGGCCTTGGTGCTGGCTTAGGGGCTGGCGCTGGCCTTGGAGCCGGAGGTGATTTTGGTCTATGAAAAATTCGCTGAACCCGCTTTACAATACGTTTAAACCGTAATAGTCTTCGACCAGAACCCATTTCGACTACTGTGTCGGGTTCATCATCTTCTTCGTCGATTTGGTTGTCTTCGTCATCACTTTGAAGTTCGGACTCGGCATCGGCTTCATCGGCATCGGACTCGGCATCATCAGCATCAGCATCAGCATCAGCATCAGCATCAGCATCAGCATCAGCATCTAACTCTTCCGCATGTTCATCGTCATCAGATTCAGCTTCAGCATCCGAAATCGTGACAATACCATCATCATCATCTGGTTCAAGTGAAACAATTCCATTGGGTGGTATATCAGTCATAACGTCTGTTATTTTTGTATTCAAAGGAATTTTTATTTCATCTTGATTGTATGGTATTGAATGCTCAGCAGGAAGATCAATTATCGCAATACCGGAGACGAATGATGTCGAGAGAAGAAATAACAACAGTCCCGATGAAAGACGCATAAAAAACTGGTTATACTATATCCTCATAAAATATCTTTATGTCTCACTGCAAAACATAATAAACATTATATGGCGATAATATATATTTATAATGTCGTCGGCACTAACAAATGAACCTAACATACATAACAGACAGGAAACACAAAAGTTATATACGCTTCTACTACCGTATAGTATATACGACAATCCTTATAAACAATATTCGAGAAGGTTGAAACTTAAAAAACAACCGTTTGTTTTCTCGCCAATACAGGCACACTCCGCCTCGAGTTCGACAAGCGAATTCATTATTTTTTCACCCTATTGGGTATCAACTACATTCCCTGTAACTTCACCTATAACTACTCATCAGGAACCCAATTCTTGTGTAAAGACGCGGAAAAAAATGAAACTTACGTCGTCGTCGTCGTCATCAATGACTGTCACGAATGAAAATACTATCGACCATGACATTCCTAAATTATCGAATACAGCCGAAGAGGACTCTCCACCTATAAACATTATTATATTGAAGCCGTCTGAATATGAAAAAATGACATACGCAAAATATAGCCTCGCGGATTTACGTGCGTTATGCTCTCATTACAACATAAAAAAATCAGGAACAAAATCAGACCTTACACAACGCATATATACATTTTTGAAACAAACACACTTTATTCGAAGAATCCAGCGCAATTTTAAGGATTTTTTATCCAGAAAATATCGGAAATTATCTGGACCAGGCTATCTTAACTCCATGAAGTGTGTGAATGACACAGACTTTTATACGTTCGATAAAATCTCTAATATTAAACCAACACAACTTTTTACATATCAAGATAGCGATAATAAAATATATGGATTTCACATTGCATCTATATTTCATCTGATCGTGTCTTCGTATCCCACAATAACAAATCCGTATAATCGTAATGTCATGTCGTCGTGTATCATCAAAAATCTATACGAAAAATTAATATATGGCTCGCTTATTGGATTTCGTGTATCGATTAAGCTCGATGATAGCGACAACGACAACGACATTCAGGATACTACATGTCATTCAGATTCATATTCATCGGGAGTAGCAGTTTTAGGTGGCGGTGGCGGTGGTGTCGGTGTCCAAGTATTAACGCGTGAGAAACAAGAAGAACTATTTATCGTTGATTTATTTCAGCATATCAATACGCTCGGTAATTATTCTGATTCGGAGTGGTTTATCGCATTACAGCGTGATGAACTTATTCGCTTCATCCGACATATTCATGATATATGGTATTATCGTGCGAATCTAACACAAGAAATGAAAGAACGTATCTCTCCACCAAATGGTAACCCGTTTGTTCTTCAAAATGCGCATGTAAATTTGAATGTCATTTCATTACTCACCGCTGCGGAATTACGAACAATATCTGTGAGTATCATTGAAAGAATGACCCGGCGAGGCGTGTCTCGTGAAGACCAGTGTCTCGGCGCGTTTTATGTGTTGGCCACACTGACAATTGTAAATCAAGATGCGCGTAATGCGTTGCCATGGTTGTATGAAGCGGTTTTATAATAAACGCGAATTGATTTAGAATTACTCGAAGTATGCTGCCGATGGTGATGCGCGAAAACAACTTAAAAAGACTTTACTCATATGTGTATAACCAATAACATGGTCAAGTCTGCTCCTTCTTCTTCCGCTGTTTCTAGCTCTGCTACTCCCGCTGCTGCCTCCGCCGCCAGCGCTACTCCTGCTGCTGCCGCATCCAAGCCTGCCAAGGCTCCCGCTGCCCCCAAGGCTGCTAAGGCCGAGGCTGCCGCCCCCGTCAGCGCCCCTGCCCCCGCCGTTGATGGCGCCGAGGCCACTCCCGCTGCTGCTGAGCTCGATGGTTCTGTTAGCACCGCACTCTACTCTAGTGTTCTTACCAAGCTTCAGAGTGCTCAGGCCGTTCTTGCTTCCATTCGCTCTGAGGTGAATGAGCTTAAGCGTCAGCATGCCCGTGAGCTTCGTGCCGCCAACAAGGCCAACAAGCGTCGTAAGACCAGCGCCAACCGTGCTCCCTCTGGTTTCGTCAAGCCCACCTTGATTTCCAACGAGCTCGCTGCCTTCCTTGGAAAGCCCGAGGGAAGCGTTCTTGCTCGCACTGAGGTTACTCGTGAGGTGAATGCTTACATCCGCAACCAGAAGCTTCAGGACAAGGACAACGGTCGCAAGATCAACCCCGATGCCAAGTTGCTTAAGCTTTTGAAGCTGAAGAAGGGTGAGGAGCTTACCTACTTCAACCTCCAGAAGTACATGGCTGCCCACTTCGCCAAGTCTTCCGCTGCCCCTGCTGCCTCTGCTGGTGGTGCTGTCAAGGCCTAAGTAAATAGTCTTTCACAATCACACGGTTTGTGAGCGAAACACAAACACAAAAACAAAAATGAATACAACGACAACGCACGTTGGATTCATTTGTCTTTTACTTACCTGAATTGAAATACTTCTTTTTCTTGTGAATCTTGTGAAGTTCTTGAAATGATGATACGTTGATTCCATATACTTCCGATGCCAGAACATTCGCTTGTTTTTCTTCAGGGATTTGGTCGATTCCATATACTGGTGAAGTTGTAAGCGACACATTCCCTGACGAAAGCGATTTGAGTATAACTTCATCACTTGGAGATGGTTCAATAAATATGAAGTCTTCTTTCATCATGATTTCGATGATTCGTTTCCTATGTATATCGTCACGATTTAAAACAACCAGCTGTTTATATCCTTGACCTTGACCTTTGGTCTCGGCGCATGTATTTGTATCGAACATCGCTTCATTCATTAAATATGTGATTGCGCCGATGGCACACCCTGAGGCGTCGATGATTCGTTTCGTGGATGTCTTTATTGTGCTTTGTTCCGAATACCAGTCATAAAATCCACCACCACTCTCATGATATTTTTGTCTCTCTTTTGATGACAGCGTTTTGAATTTTACTAGTTTCTTGAATACCGCATCAGGTGATACAAAGGACGCCGATGACGCCGCCGAGTCCGAATGATGTGAATAATCGGTTCCACTCACGACGCACATCATTTTGAACTCTTGTTGTGTCAAACCAAGCGTTTTCAACATAGCATTCGTATCATAACGCATGGCAGAATGATTCAATAAACTGATATTCCGTAATACAACGGGGCATCCATAAACAAACATGTCGGTGTCATCACTCATACAAGCATCCACACGTTTGCGAATCGATAACTTCGCACATAATGCGTCGGCTTCGCCTTCTGCGTCAATCGTCGCGAACCCGAAGCTCACCAGCAGCTCTTTTACACTGCTTACATCACAGTCACGCAGTCGAACGAATTGTTTTTTCAACTCGCGCATCGTTTCTTCGATATCATCCAACTCGGTTGTTGTAATCTCACATCCCGACGCGTCCCTCTTTTCTTTCGTCATTTTCAGGAGTGTGTCGTATTGTTTCTTTGCTTGGTCCTTCTTTTTTTTGCGTATTTCGATAATCTCCGTTTTTTGTGGAGGAGGCGGACCATCAAACACGAAAACCGCGTGAATATTGTAGTGCCGAAATACCGACGCCATGAGATACATATTTTCTAATAATGCTCCTTCGCCGGAATACCGATACATATATATACTTGTATCCACTGCGATACGTTTTCCAGTCAATTCTCTTAAATG